ACTCGGCTCACGAGTTCAAGACCGCCCAAGAGGCCTTTCGCCGCGTGCTCATGCTGGTCGAGGCATCCGACGATCTTCGCAAGCGCGTCGCCAAGGTGCGCACCTCGCACGGCGAGGAAGGCATCGAGCTGAATGGTGGCGCGCGTTTGCGCTTCGTTGCGCGATCGACTGGCTCTGGCCGTGGCTTTAGTGGCGACTGTGTCATTCTTGACGAGGCTTATCGTTTGCCCGCGGAGTCGCTCGGCGCGCTGATGCCGACGCTGTCGGCTCGGCCTAACCCGCAGCTGTGGTACGCCTCGAGTGCCGGGCATGTTGACTCCCTCGTGTTGCGAGGAGTCCGCGACCGAGCGATCGCGGGAGACGATCCTTCCCTGTGCTACTTGGAATGGTCCGCGGATCCGAGCGCCGAGCTCGATGACCGCGATGCCTGGCGACAGGCGAACCCGGCGATGGGCTTGCGGATCTCCGAGGAGCACGTCGCCCGCGAACTGTCGGCGATGCCTAAGGCCGAGTTTGCACGCGAGCGCCTCGGTCTGTGGGACGAACCCGCTGGCGTGGATCAAGCACTCGACCAGACCGCGTGGGTGGCTTGTGCTGATCCGCGCTCAACACCTGCGGACCCGGTCTGCTTCGGCATCGACGTGTCACCTGACGGCGCCGCCTCGATCGCGGTCGCAGGCTCTACCGGCGAGGGCCTGACTCATGTTGAGGTCGTCGAGCACCGCAGCGGCACCTCATGGGTCGCTGCCCGCGTCGCGGAGCTTGTCCGACAGTGGCGGCCCGCTGCGGTCGTGCTCGACGTGGGCTCGTCGGCCGGCGCCCTGCTGCCGGAGCTCGAGAAGGCTCAGGTCGAAACCGTGAAGATCGCGGGCCGCGAACTGGCGCAGGCCTGCGTCGCGTTCGCCGCTCTCGTCGCCGAGCAGCGCGTGCGGCACATGGAGCAGCCGGATCTGTCCGCAGCGGTGGGTGCTGCTCGACGTCGGCGACTTGGCGAGCTGTGGGCCTTTGGCCGTCGCGGATCGTTTACAGATATCTCGCCCCTCGTCGCTGCGGCACTCGCAGCGTGGGCGCACGCGCAGGCCGAGGAACGGCCGCCGCAGATCATTGACGTTTGGGAGTCCGAGTGAAGGTACTAACGCGGGACGTTATTACGACCGCAGTCGAGATCGTGGGGGCCGCTGGCATTGTCGTCGGCATCGACCTGTGGCTCGGGCTGCCTGCTGCTCTCATCTCCGGCGGCGTGCTCGTCATCGCTGGCGCGTTCTTTGCCTCGGGCGGTGCTGAGTGAGCATCCTGCGCCGCGGCCTTGAGGCTCGCAACGGCTTCCCGGTCTACGGCTCGCACACAAACCCTCTGACGCAGCTCTATGGCGCCACGTCGCTGTTCACCACGGCCGGCGAGCGCGTGGACGAGTTCACCGCGCTTGGCGTTTCCACGGTGCTGGCCTGCACGTCGCTCTTGGCTGACTCGGTGGCGACCATGCCGCTGAAGGTCGTGCGCGATGGCAAGGTGGTCCCGACGCCTCCGGTGCTCGCCGATCCTGACCCGAGCGAGTCCACGCAGTTTGAGACCATCCACTCGATCGTGATCTCGCTGGCGCTGCATGGGAACGCCTACGTCCACATCGAGCGCGACTCCACTGGTGCTCCGATCGGCTTGACGCCGCTGCACCCGTATCAGGTGAACGTCATGCCTGACAAGCAATACACCGGGCGCCAGTACCTGTACCTCGGCCGCGAGATCCCGCGCGAGGACATGCTGCACATTCGCTGGTACACGTCGCCGCAATCGCTGACCGGCATCTCGCCGCTGCTGCAGCAGCGCACCATGATCGGCCTGAACTTAGCCGTCGATAAGTATCTGGCGCAGTGGTACGGCGAGGGCGGAACCCCTAGCGGAGTTCTGAGCACCGATAAGTCGCTGACGAGTGAAGCAGCCAAGAACCTGCGCGAAACGTGGGAGGCATCGCAGCGCAAGCACCGACGCCCTGCCGTGCTGTCCGATGGCCTCAAGTGGCAGGCCGTCCAGCAGTCCGCGGTGGACATGGAGTTCAACGAGACCCGCGCAGCGATCATCTCCGAGGTCGCCCGCATCTTCCGCGTGCCCGGCTATCTGCTCGGCATCAAGGGCGACGGCCAGACCTATCAGAACGTTGAGCTCGCATCCCTGTCGTTCCTGACGTACACGCTTCAGCCGTGGCTGACGCGCCTCGAGATTGCGTTCAGCAAGCTGCTTGAGCCGGGAACCGAGGCACGCTTTGACCCGTCGAGCCTGCTGCGCCTTGACGCCTCGACCCGCGCCAACGTGTCGCGCACCCTCATCGCGTCAGGTCAGCGCACCGCCAACGAGATGCGCCTGCTCGACGGCTACGAGCCGTACACCGGCGGCGACCGATTCATCCAAGTCTTTCCCGGTGCCGGCGTGGATCCGTCCGCGATCGGTCAGGACAACACACTCGACCCCGCGGCCGGGCTGGTCTGATGGCGCGCAGCACCTACCGACCCACGAAAGCGATGCAGGCCGAGGGCCAGCGGGCGCTGGACTGGATCGCCGCGGGCAAGGCTGGCGACGGCTTCACCGACACGGGCCGCGCTCGTGCCGCGCAGCTGGCTCGCGGCGAGGCTTTGAGCCTTGACGTGGTGCTGCGTATGTATTCCTACCTGCGCCGGCATGAAGTGGACAAGCAAGGCCGGGGCTTTGATCCCGGCGATGACAACTATCCCTCGCCCGGCCGCGTTGCTTGGGCGGCATGGGGCGGCGATGCGGGCCTTGAGTGGTCGAGCCGCATCCGTGACGAGGCCGGACAGGCCAGCAGCATTGGAGACTCTGTGAACGAGAAGCGCGACCTCCCGCCGTCCTACCGGCCTTCGGCCAGTGAGGACGTCCCGGTCTTTCGTCCCGCGTGCGCGTCATGCCAATACTTCTGCCTGACGGTGGATCCGGTGACGCAGCAGCCCGCAGCGATGTGCAAGCGCTGGGAGGCGCCCGTCGCGGCTGACTCCTACTGCGACGCCTGGGAGGCGTGCGAGGACGAGCTGCCGGTCTGGCTGTCCGATGACGAGGACGAGGACGACGACGCCCCTATGGCGGGCATGTATGCCGCGGCCCCGTCGGTCGAGGCTCGCGCCATCGCGCTCGAGATGCCGCTGTCGGACGCGCTCGGCGCGCTGCTGGTGGACGTCTTCAACTTCTACACCCGCGCCCATGAGGCGCATTGGAATGTCGCGGGCACCGACTTCGCCGAGTACCACGCACTCTTTGGCCAGATCTACGACGACGTGCATGACAGCGTGGACGGCATAGCCGAGAACATGCGCAAGATCGGCAGCCTCGCCCCGGCGCTCGTGGTCGCGGCTCGTGATGTCTCGCAGACTGACGCCCGCGCTCTGGCGACCGAACTGCTGGCCATGAACGACACGCTCCTGCCGATGATCCGCGCCGCCTTCGACAAGGCGACCGCGGTGGGCGAGCAGGGCGTCGCCAACTTTCTCGCCGAGCGCCAGGACGCGCACGCGATGTGGGGCTGGCAGTTGCGCTCCAGCCTCGGGATCGCCGAACTGCGCGAGGCTCCGGCACGGACGTGGACGCCCGAGATGGAGGCCCGCTGGCAGGAGCTGCGCGGCGCAGCCCCCGAGATCGACCTTGAGGCCCGTCGCGGCGCGATCGCCGGGGCTGACCGCCGCACCTTCTCCACCGAGGTGCGCGCCGCCAAGCAGTCCGATGGCACCGTGCGCATGTCCGGCTACGCCGCGATGTGGGACCGCGAGGCCGACGGCCTGCCGTTCCGCGAGGTGATCAAGCGCGGCGCCTTCGCCGACAGCCTCGGCCGCGGTGACGACGTCTTCCTGCTGGTCAATCACAACACCGACGCTCTGCCGCTGGCTCGTCGCTCGGCGGGCACGCTCTCAGTCTCGGAAGATGAGACCGGCCTGTTCATTGAGGCTGTCCTTGACACTCGCAGTCCTTCAGCGGCCGACTTGGCTGTCGCCCTTGAGACCGGGGCAGTGGACAAAATGAGTTTCGCGTTTCGCGTCGCGGCCGACGGATCCACCAAGACCGAGGACGGGGTCCGCGAGCTGCGCGCCCTCGACCTGTTCGAGGTCTCCGTCGTCACCTGGCCTGCGTACAACGCGACCTCAGTCGGCCTGCGCTCAGCAGATGACGACCTGCACCTGCGCTGGAAGCGCGCACACCTGCGCGCCAAGACCCGCGCCCTCTAGCCACGTCGGCCCCGGCAACCCTGCCCGCGCTGATGAACACCCGCCGCGCCGTCCGGCCCCTGCGGGAGATCCATCCAACCTTGAAGGAGCACACATGAGCACCATGCTCGATGCGCTCAAGGAGCAGCGTGCGGCCAAGGCCGCCGAGGCGTCCGCCCTTCTTGACGGTGAGGCCAGCGCCGAGGCGCTGGAGACCGTCGAGGCGCGTCACGCCGAGATCGCCACGCTCGATGAGCAGATCAAGACCGTTGAGGCGACGCAGACCCGCGCCGCTGAGATCGCTGCCTCGCGGACTGAGTCCCGCGTCGCTTCCGTTGGCCGCGCCGTCGTGACGGCCGAGCCGATGACCTACGCCGAGCACGGCGAGCGTTCGTTCGTGCGCGACATGATCAACGCGCAGCTGCGCAACGATCGCAACGCCTGGGACAACCTCCACCGTCACATGCAGGAAGTGGCCACGGAGTCCCGCGCAATCAACCGCACCGACGGCACCGGCGGAGAGTTCGTTCCGCCGCTGTGGCTCGTGGACAACTACGCCAAGACGCTGCGCGCTGGCCGCGTCACCGCTGACCGCCTCACCGGCATGGCTCTGCCTGCTGGCACGGACTCGGTGTCCATCCCGCGCATCACGACCGGCACCGACACGGCCGTCCAGTCGGCCGACAACGCCGCCACCACCACGCAGGATCTGGTCACCACCTCGGTGACCGCGCCTGTGCGCACGGTGACCGGCTACGAGGACATCTCCATTCAGCTCGTCGAGCAGTCACCGCTGGCCGGTGGCCTCGATCGCATGATCTTCACCGATCTGCTGGCCTCGTACAACTACCGCCTGAACGCTGCCGTCATCAACGGCGTCGGCACCGCAGGCGACCTGACCGGCCTTTTGAACACCACTTCAATCGGCACCGTCACCTACACGGCCGGCACTCCGACCGCGCAGGGCATCATCACCGCCATCGCTCAGGGCCTGAGCACCGTTGCCAAGAACCGGTACATGGGCGCTGAGGCCATCACGATGCACCCGTCGATCTGGTACTTCCTCGTCGGCGCGACGGACAGCTCAAACCGTCCGCTCGTGGTTCCCAGCGTTGCTGGACCGACGAACGCTGGCGGCGTCATCGACGTCGCTGGTGGAGCCGAGGGCCTCGTCGGGACGGTACATGGAGTACCCGTCTACGTTGATGCAGCGACGCCTACGACGCTGTCGAGCAACCAGTCGGCGATCATCGTGTCCAAGTTCTCGGACACGTTCCTCATGGAGTCGGGCGCCAAGACTCGCGTCCTGCCCGACGTCGGCTCGGCGAATCTGACGGTTCGCTTCCAGCTGTACGGCTACGCCGCGATCGCGGCCCGCTACCCCGCGGGTATCGCCAAGATCGTCGGCACCGGCCTCGTCCCGCAGTCCGGCTACTAAGTGAGCCAGCAGCAGGGCCGTCGTAATCCGGCGGCCCTGCTGCCCTCCCTGCCATGACTGACGACGACCAACTGCGCGCCCTGCACGCGCAGCTCGCATCCGAGACAGACCCGCAACGCTTCCAAGCGCTGCTCGCCTGTCTCGACCGTTTCATCGACAACCGCGTCAGGCGTGCTCGCAGCGTGCCCGACGTGGAGCGTCGCTGACTCCAGACCGCTGACGGGCCGAGGGCAGGCTCGGCCCGTCAGCACCTGCAAAGGAGCACCGTGGCCCTGACCGCCACCTGGCACTCGAACGCACCGTGGACTTTTACCGGCTACGGATCCCAGACCAAGCAGGTCGTGCGCCGCATGGCGGCCGACGGTCACCGCATGGCGATCGCCGCGAACTACGGCATTGAGCAGATGGTCACCGAATGGGAAGGCATCACCGTCTTTCCTCGTGGCCTCGATGCCTATAACAACGACATCGTGGGTCCCTACTTCGATGACTGGACCTCGCGCTATCCCGGCACCAAGGCCTGCCAGTTCACCCTGTTCGACGTCTGGGTATTGAACTCTCCGCGCTTCGATGACATCCCGACCGTGTCGTGGGTGCCGATCGACCACGTCCCCGCACCACCGCCGGTCGTGGAGTTCCTGCGCAAGCCGACCGTGCGCCCGGTGGCCATGAGCAAGTTCGGCCAGGAGATGCTCGCCCACGACAAGGTCGAGTCGATGTTCATCCCGCATGGCATCGAGACTTCCGTCTTCAAGCCCACAGCGCGAGTCTCGGTCGGCGGCCGCATGATGACCGGCCGCGAGATCATGGGCATCGACGAGGACCGCTTCGTAGTCGGCGCGATCAACGCAAACAAAGGCATAAACCCGAGCCGCAAGTCGTGGGGCGAGAACCTGCTCGCCTTCTCGCTGTTCGCCCAGCAGCACGACGACGCCGTGCTCTACCTGCACACCGAACGCGACGGCGCGATGGGTGGCGTCAAGCTGCCCGAGATCATCAAGTCGCTCGGCCTGCGCGAGGATCAGTACCGCTTCGTGAACCAGTACGCCTACCGGATGGGCATCCCCGATGAGGGACTGGCCGCGATCTATACGGCCTGCGACGTCGGACTCATGGTCTCGATGGGTGAGGGAAGCGGCCTCACTCCTCAAGAAATGCAGGCGTGCGAGCGCCCGGTGATTGTCTCGGATTTCTCCGCACAGCCCGAGATTCTTGGCGATGGCTGGCTGGTCGCCGGCCAGCCATGGTGGGACGCCGCGCAGCATGGCTGGTTCAATCAGCCGATCGTCGGCAACATCGTCGAGGCCCTTGAGGCTGCCTACGCTCGCGGTCGCGGGATGAGTGCCAAGGCGCGCAAGCACATCGTGGACAACTACGACGCCGATCTGATCTACCAGACCAAGTGGCGCCCCTTCCTGGCTGACCTTGAGGCGTCCCTGTGATCCCGGTGATGATCGTGCCGGTGCTGGCTCGCCCCGAGCTGCTTTACCGGATGATCGACAGCATCGACCACGCGATCGGTCAGCTCGTCATCATCGACAACGGCCGCGTGGTGGATCCGCAGCAGGCGCAGACGCCTTATGCGCTGACCACGCATCTGCTACCCATGCCCGCCAACTTCGGCGTGGCCGGGTCGTGGAATCTGGGCATCAAGTCCACGCCCTTCGCGGCGTGGTGGCTCATCTGCAACTTCGACGTGGTCTGGCCTGCCGGCAGCCTTGAGCGCCTCGCGCAGGCGAGCAGCTCTCAGGCTTTGACCTTGACCGCCTGCCAGCCGGCATGGTCGGCCTTTACGGTCGGCGATCGAGTGATTGACGCGGTCGGACTGTTCGACGAGGCCTTCCATCCGGCCTACTTTGAGGACAACGATTATCTGAGAAGGTCCGAGAAGGCTGGCGTGCATATCGAGCGCACCGACATCCCCGTGGCGCACGACAACTCCAGCACCCTCGCAGCAGGCGGCTTCGCTGCCCGCAACGGCCACACCTTCCCCGCCAACGCCGAGCACTACGGCAACAAGGTCGAGGCCGGTGACTACTCAGAGGGGCGCTGGACATTGGCCAGGCGCAGGAGGCTCTCGTGGGATTGACTCTCCCGAGCGACCCGCACGAGTTCCATAACTGCCTGCCCGGCTCGACCGTCTGGGTGCTGGGATCGGGCGCGACGCTCGATCACATTCCGGTGGAGTTCTTCCACGACAAGATCGTGGTAGCGGTCAATAACGTCGGCCTTCGGCTGAACCTGCCCGCCTATTTCACGGTGACGCACTATCACCGCGACGCGGTCAACAATGCGAACGCACGGCCCGATCTGCCGGTGATCACCCCGGTCGCCGACCTCGGCGCTGGCGGCCCCGAGGCCTACAACGGCCCGATGCCTCAGCCCAATATCTACTATTTCCCGACGAACCCGCAGCGCTTCGGTGCTTTCGACGCCGCAACGGACTGGCCGAGCGAGGATCACCACCTCGTCGCCGGGCCGACCAGCCTGCACATGACGATGCACTTCGCGGCCTACCTCGGTGCTGCGCACATCGTGCTGGTGGGCGCGGACTGTGGCGTCATCGACGGCGCACAGAACTTCACCGGATACGTCCGCGGGGATAACCCGATGGAGGTCTGGCAGCGCACCCTCGCCGGTGTTGCCGCGCAGCTGCGCGAGCGCGGCACGAGCGTCCATTCCTTGAACCCGTGGGTCGGCCTGTGGCTGGAGGGCCACACCTACCGATCCGCGCTCGCTGACATCAACTAGGAGCCCCCGTGACGTATGCCTCTCTAAGCCAAGTGAAGGCCGCTCTGAGGCTCACAGATTCAGTTGATGACTCGATGCTCACCCTCGCGCTGTCGAGCGCTGACGAGGCCATAAACGCATACTGTGGGCGCACCTTCGGCACTGCGGCCGCGGACTCCACGCGCACCTATGCAGCAGGCAAGCCCGACGTCGTCGAGGTCGATGACCTGTCCAGCATCACCACGGTCGAGTTCTCCTCCAACGGCACCGACTGGACGACCACGACCTCCTACCAAGCCGAGCCGCTGAACAGTTTCACCGACGGGCTCACCTGGCCGACCACGCGCCTGCGGGCCACGACCTCGACCTTCTCGTGGCCGGTGAATATGGGCATCCAGACCGTCCGCGTCACCGGGAAGTTCGCGTTTGGCTCGACCCCGAGCTCGGTGACGCAGGCCGCCGTCATGCAGTCCTCGCGTTTCTTTGCCCGCCTGTCCACGCCGCTTGGCGTGACGATGGGTGAGTTCGGCGCTGTTCGGCTGCTGTCCCGCGTGGATCCTGACGTCGAGGTGCTGCTGCAGCCCTATCGACGCCTACGGGCAGCGATATGAGCATCGCGGACATCCGCACCGGGCTGGCCACGCGTCTTGGCACCATCTCGGGCCTGCGGTCCTCGAGCTTCGTGCCCGACAATCCGACGCCGCCGATCGCGGTCGTGGTTCCTGAGCGCGTGGACTTCGACAGCGCGATGCGTCGCGGGCTGGACACTCTCGCGTTCAACATTGTGGTGATCGCGCAACGCGCCAGTGAGCGCGGCGCGCAGGCCGTCCTCGACGGCTACTGCTCCTCGACTGGCTCGGCCTCGGTAAAGGCCGCCATCGAGGGCGACAGAACTCTCGGCGGATCTGCACAGGACTGCCGAGTCACAGCGATGTCCAACTATGGGCCGCTGCTCATCGGTGAAACGACCTATCTCGCGGCGACCTTCCAGGTCTCCGTTCTCGCCAACACATAACAAAGGAGCACCACCGTGGCTAAGTTCGCCGCAACCGACTTCACCGTGACCATCAACGGCACGGCGCTGTCCACTTCACTCACCTCCGTGGACCTCACCCTCAACGCCGACGACAAGGACGTCTCGACCTTCGGTGTCGGCTGGCGTCAGCACGTCGCCGGTCTCAAGCAGGGCCAGCTCAAGTTGAACTTTTTGCAGGACTTTGCGGCCAGCTCGGTCGAGGCCACGCTGTACCCGCTGCTCGGATCTATCGCCACGGTCGTCATTCAGCCGACCTCGGGCACCGTGTCGTCCACGAATCCCTCATACACGGTGCCGTGTTTGGTGACTCAGGTGACTCCCCTAAGCGCCTCGGTTGGCGACGTTCCGACCCAGCAGGTGACGTGGCCGACCTCCGGCACGGTCACCAAGGCCACATCCTGACCCTTCGACATCTAGGAGCCTGCCCCCATGATGCGTATCCCTCTCGTTGTGACCTACGAGGACGGCCGGAGCGAATCGGTCAAGGTCGGCGCTGCCGACCTCATCGCGTTTGAGCGGACCTATGACAAGCCGACAAGCGCGATCAGCTCCGGCCGCATTGAGTATCTCTGGTGGGCCGCCTGGCATGCCGTCAAGCGGACCAAGGCGACCGGCCTCGACTTCGATGACTGGGTCAATACCGTGGACGCCGTTCAGGACGACTCTGAGAACACCTCGGAGATTGTCCCTTTGGAGAGTCCAGCGCTCACTGGGTCATAGTCCACTTGGCCTATGAGTTCGGTCTGGCGCCCAACGTGGTCGCAGATCAAGGCGACCGCATGATCGTCACGATGCTGCGCTACTTGCGCTGGAGGGCTCAGGAGGCTAAGGCATGACTGCACCGTGGGCCGTGAACGTCAACGGGCTCGGCCAGTTCGTTGCTCGCATGAAGCGCTTTGACGAGGACACCGCCAAGGTGCTGGTGTCCGAGATCAAGGTCGCGGTCGATGGGATCTACCGAGCTGCCGGGCAGACGATCTCCAGCACCGACAATCCCCTGTCGAACTGGGGCTCGTGGACTGAGCGCAAGCGCGTCGGATCTCGGGGCGCTGTCACCAGTTCCGGTGGCACCTATACCCGCGACCGTTCCTACAGTCCAAGTCAGGCCAAGCGAGGACTGCGCAAGTCGGTGCGCGTAGTCAACAGGGCAGACCATCAAGACGTCCTGGCCATCATCAAGCAGATGGACCCTGCCGCAGCCATCTACGAGCTGGCGGGCAGCAAGAGCACGTCGGGCCATGTCTTCAACGCGAACATCAACAAGAAGCACCCCGCTCAGCGCTGGCCCCGCGTGCTCGGCCCCGCGTGGGCAGATGGCAATAAGCGAGCCGGAGAACTCATCGCGCAGGCCGTCAAGCGTGCGATCGACACCGTCAACCAAGGCTAGGAGGCATCGTGGCTGGCCGCGGTATTCAGGTCGTCATCACCGGCGAATACAACGATAAAGACGTCAAGAAGGCGATGGCCGACCTGCGCTCGCTGCAGTCGGACACCCGCAACACCGGCTCCTCATTCAACGTCCTCGGCAAGAATGTTGACGGCTTCTCCTCGCGCTTGAGCGGCAGTTTCACGAGCGCGGTCACGGGCGTCGGTGCAGCGATCGCTGGCGCTTTTGCGGTTGAGAAGGTCGGCCAGTTCTTCTCTGAGTCCATCTCTGGCGCCATGCAGGACGAGAAGTCCCTCGTGGCGCTGGCCAAGGCAATGGACAATGTCGGCCTGGCATCTCAGAACGCGCAGGCCGAGGGTCTCATCAAGTCGATGTCGATGCAGTTCGGCATCGCCGACGATCAGTTGCGCCCCGCATATCAGAGGCTGGTGACCGCCACAAAGAATGTCAGCGAGTCGCAGCAGTTGCTGCAGACTGCGCTCGATATTTCCGCGGCGGGATATACCGATCTGGAGTCGGCAGCCAAGGCCCTCAGCGCCGCGAGCATGGGCAACTTCACGGCCCTGCAGCGCCTGAAGTTGCCGCTGGACGCCAACACCATCGCGGCCAAGGACTTTCAGGGTGCCATCACTCAGTTGAATGCTTCGGTGGGTGGGCAGGCATCAGCCGCTGCCGACACCTACGCCGGCAAGATGGCGCGCATCAAGGTGGCCGTTGATGAGGCCAAGGAGTCCATCGGATACGCCCTACTGAAGGCTCTTGACAGCGTCAGTACGTCACTCGGTGGAACCGATGGCGCTGTCAGTCTGATTCAGCAGCTCGGCAACGGTATGTCGGGACTGATCACACAAGTGGGCCAGGTTGTTGGCGCGCTGACGAGTTACACCGCCTCCCAGAAGCAGGCGAATGAGCAGGATCAGTACTCGCAGCAGGGATACAGGCAACTCATTCAACTGATCCCCATCGTCGGCAGTTACCTTGCCATCTTGTCCAATCGCTCTGAAGACTCAGCGCGTGCAGCCGGTATGGCTCAGGACAACTTTGACGGATACTCGGCAGCGATCGCTGCATATGACAAGACTGCTCGAGCATCCGTCAATGGCGGCTACGCGCTGGCCGACAGTGTCTCGGCCGCCGGAGATGCTGCCACTACTGCCGCCGATGACATGCTCAAAATGGCCTACGCCACCTCGGTCGTGCTGTCAGGCGGACGCTCGACCAAAGCCACCTACAGTGGCCTTGGCACGCCGACCGCTGGCTATGACGAGAAGTACTTCACCGACTCCATCAAGCAAACCCTCGACGCCTACAAGGCCATTCAGGACGCCGCAGGCAAGGCGTCCAGCGGCGGTGGACGGGCAGCCAAGCAAGCCAGCGATACGATCAAACTGGTCGCCATTGACTACGCCAAGGCGTCGGCTGACATCAACAAGTCGCTGAAGGGCCTGTCTGTCTCGATTTCTGGCGGTGGCGAGAAGGTCACGCAGGCGCTGGCCGATGAGTTCAAGTCGCGCACGGACACCTTCACTAGTGCGGTCAATGATCAGCTGAACATCATCAAGAGCGCCGAGTCGGCCATCTCCTCCTACTCGGACTCCATCTCCTCGAGCATCCTTGGTCAGTTGTCCTTCAAGACGGCCGCCAAGGACGCCGAGGGTAATGACGTCGCCCTGACACCTGACGCGATCGCCAAGCTGATGCTCGGCGACATCGCCAACCAGTCCAAGGCGGTCGGCAAGATCGCCGGCATCGCCCTGAAACTGCCCGACGCCCTGACCAAGCAGATCCTCGCCCTGCCTTCCGATGCTGCGATCGCTCTGGCCGACTACCTGTCGGCCAATCCCGACATGACGCAGCGCCTCACCGAGAACTATCAAGCACTCGCCGAGCAGACTAAGACTCTGCTCGGGGATCCGATGGCGCAGGCTTTCGCCACGGTCGGCGGGCAGTCCGCTGTCGCCATGATCGCGGGTGCTCGAGAGGCGATCGCGGCAGCGTCCAGCGAGTTTCAGGCGTGGGCCGCGAACGCTCTACACGTCACGATCACGATGGACACGTCCTCGGTCGCACCCGCTGCAGCTG